GATTGCGCCAGCCCTGCTCCTGGATGATCGAGGCGAGCAACTGGATCTGGTGGGCGCTGTGCCGGTTCGGGTTGACCGGGTTGGGCTTGAGCGTGTTCGGATCGACGAGGGCGGTGTGGGCGCAGTGCACGGGGATGTCCATGTCCCCCGCCCTTGCGTCAACCACGCCGGTTGACGCGTCCCGCGCTGGCGGATGGAAGCCGTATCACCCGACATCGCCAAGAAGCTGCTTTCCCGCGACTTCGCCAACCTCGTCGGCCGTGTCCAGAAGGGCGGCAAGCTGACCCGGGCCGAGCGGGCGATGCTGCAAACATTGGCCACCGGCAGTGGCGCGGCCCCGGCGACCGCCGCGTCCTACGTCGAACTCGCTGCCATCCTCGGCGTCACCCGCCAGTCGCTCAACACCTGGAAGAAGCGCAAGGACGCCCCGAAGCCCGCCGCCAACGGACTCCACGACGTGCCCGCATGGCGTGAGTTCATGCGCCGCCACGATCTGAAAGGCGGCGTGATCGACTCGTCCGGCGACATCGAATCCTCGCTCAAGGCACGCAAGTTGCTGGCAGAGGTGGAGGAACGGGAACTGCGACTCGGCATCAAACGCGGCGACTTCGTGGCCGTCGAAGAGGTGCGGCAGACGTGGACCGAACTCGTGGCGCAGGCAACGGCCATGCTCCGCAAGAAGTTCGAGCAGGAACTGCCTCCGATCCTGTCGGGTCTCGACGCGACCGGCATCCAGGAGGAAGCCCGCCGCGCCATCGACGAGGTGTTGACGATCCTCCATCAGGGCGACAACGGGGTCGGTTGACGTGCAACCGCGGGTGTGGAATCCGCAAAGACAACCTCAGCCGAGCGGAAGCGTGAGAACCACCGGCGTTGGCGTGCCGCGAACAGGGAGCATCTCAGGCAATACAGCCGCGAATACCGAAAAGCGCAGAGAGAGAGACTCAACGCCCTCAAGAGGGCAGCCTACAACGATAGCGGCAAGGCGACGAAAACGGCCTACTACGAGCGCAACCGGGAGCGTATCCTTGAGCAGAAGCGTGAGTATTATCTGCGCAAGAAGGAGGTCATCCATAATTACCGGGAAAACAACAAGTCCAAGATTTCCGCTCAAAACAGCCGCTGGCATCGAAAGAACAGAGAACGGGTGAGGGAACGAAAGCGTGAATGCAATCGTCGAAGGTACCAACATCCACAGCGTCGGATCGAATCGAGCATTCGGAGACGCATCGGCAAGCTGCTAAGGGGAGCGCTGAAGCCTGATCACTCAGAAGCGCTACTTGGATGCTCCTTTGAAGAATTCATGAATTACATCACGGCTAGATTCAAGCCGGGTATGGGCATGGAGAACTATGGTCGGAAGTGGCACATTGACCACATCATGCCATGCAGCGCCTTCGACATGACCGATGAAGGTCAGGCTCGCCGGTGCTTTCATTTCACCAATCTCCGCCCCATGTGGGCTAAGGAAAATCTGCGGAAAGGATCGAAGATCACGGATCCCCAACTTCGCCTTCTCCTGTGACAGCGCCTGAAAAACTCACAAGGATCTGGTGCGATGCCTGGCGTCCGCCCGACCGCCGTCCCCCGTGGGCGTGGTGCGAGGAACACATCACCTCGATCCCCTACTCGCCCATCCCAGGCCGCTTCCGATCGGCCAACTCGCCGTGGATGCGCGAGCCGATGGAAGCGCTCGTCGATCCGAAGATCCGCATCGTCTCGATCATCGCCGCGATCCAGAGCGGAAAGACCAGCGTCGGTGAACTCGGCCTCGCCCACATCATCGCCAACCACCCGGGACCGACGCTCTGGCTCGACCAGACCGACGACGACGCCAAGGACCAGAGCGAAAGCCGCCTCCAGAAGCTCTTCGACGAGTGCCCGCCGGTGCGAGCGCTCTATCCGGCAAACCGCCACAAGAAGCACAACAACACGATCCACTTCGCCAATGGCATGACGCTCTGGGTGCTTGGGGCCAACAACAAGACGAACCTTCAACGGCGTTCGATTCGCTGGCTCATTATGGACGAGTGCTGGCGGGCTCCGACAGGCCACATGGCCGAAGCCGAAGCCCGCGTCACCGCCTTCGGGTGGCTCGGCAAGTGCCTGTTCATGTCCCAGGGCGGCGAAGAGGACGACGACACCCACCGCAAGCACGAGACCACCGACATGCGCGAGTGGACCTTCGCGTGTCCGCATTGCCACCAGCGCCAGCCGTTCAAGTGGGAGCAGGTCGAGTGGAGCAAGGACGCCCGCGACGAATCCGGCGAGTGGGATTACCAGAAGGTGCGCGACACCACCTCGATGCGCTGTGCGTCGTGCAACCACTACTTCGAGGATAGCGACCGCACCCGCCGCGAACTCAACCTCACCGGCCGCTACACCGTTACCAACCCGAACGCCCCGAAGGAGAACGCCGGGTTCCACTGGAACGCGCTCTGCGCGATGAGCTGGGGACGGCTCGCCGAACTCTACCTGCGAGCCAAGGCAGCGGCCCGCAAGGGCGACGTGAGCTTGATCCAACAGTTCTATCAGAAGCGCCTCGCCATCGCCTGGCGCGAATACCTCGAAGACTACAAACTCGACATCGTCCCGGGCGGCTACCTCAAGGGCGAAACCTGGGACGGCGAGGCGGGCGTGGATGCTCAAGGACGGCTTGTTCCGGCCGGTGAGCCATGCGCCTGTCCGCTGCGGATTCTCACGGTCGATTGCCAGCTCGACCACCTGTTCCTCGTGGTCCGTGCCTGGGCTGAGGACGGATCCAGCCGCCTGATCTGGAACGAGCGGGTGCTGACCTTCACCGACGTTTCAGCCATTCAGGAGCGCTTCGGGATCCACCCGAACCTCGTGTTCATCGACGCCGGTTACGCGACCTACGACGTCTATCGGGAATGCGCGGCCCACGGGTGGACGGCCCTGATGGGAGACAAGCGCGCGACCTTCACCCACAAGGTCAAGGGCCGGAAGTCCATCGAGCGCTTCTACTCGCCGCGCCGCAAGGTGGTGCTCGGCCGCGGGCAGTCCTGTTCGGTGTTCTATTGGTCGAACCTCAACATCAAGGACACCCTGGCCCGCCTGCGCCGCAACCAGAACCCGGACGACGGGCCGGTGTGGGAGGTGCCCGACGACATCGACGAGGACTACCTCGCGCAGATGGAAAGCGAGCACCGGATCAAGAAGAACGGCAAGTGGCTGTGGGAACGGATCGGCTCGCGACCGAATCACCTGTTCGACTCGGAGGCCATGCAGGTCGCCGCGGCCACGATGCTCAAGATCGTCGGGCGCGAGGCATCCACCCCGGTTGACAGCGGTAGCGATGAATCATGAAGCCCCTGCTCCTCGCCCTGCTGCTCCTGTTGGTCGCATGTTCCCCGACTCCACTCTTCCAAGGCGAGTTCACCCACCAGTCCGGCCGGCTCCGTGTCCACCCCGACGGCCGTATCGAACTCGTCGTCGAACCCCGCACCTCGAAGTAAGCAATGAGCACCTTCAAAGACTGGTTCGATTCCCAAGGCATCAAGCACTTCGGCGCGGCGGAGTTCGAATCCTACTTCGCGGCGCGGCGAAGCGGAGTGAAGAACAGCCAGCCCCCGCGCAAGCTGTGGCCCAACATCCTGCCGACGCTCCGGATCGTCGATGAACTCCGCGAGAGCCTCGGCAAGCCCTGCCGCATCCTCAGCTCCTACCGCTCGCCCGACTACAACCGGGCCGTCGGCGGTGCCAGCCGCAGCCAGCACCTGGAGTTCAACGCGCTGGACATCTCCTTCGACGGCGTGAGCCCACGGCAGGTCTACGAGCGGCTGCTCGAATGGCGGAAAGCCGGGAAGTTCACCGGGGGCCTCGGCCTCTATCCGTCGTCGGGGTTCGTCCACATCGACACCCGCGGCAGCAACGCCACCTGGCGCTCCCGTTGACACTCGCCGCCGGGCATGGCTCGCGGACTTTTCATCACCGGATTCACCATCGCCGAGGTGCTGGCGATCCAGCAACAGGCGAAGTCGCTCCTCCTGGAGGGCAAGACCATCATGAACTGGAACGACGCCGACACCTCGGTTTCCAAGCAGTTCACGATGCCCGTCGATCAAGTGCTTGAGGAATGCGGCCACGCGCTCCGGGTGCTCGATCCCGCCACCTACGGCCGCCCCAAGTCCGGCGCGGTTTCATTCATCTCCGGCTACCTCGCGAAATGAACGGCTTCAAGCACCTCGCCATGCGTTGGCTGCCGCCCGTCCTTCTGCCGAAGGCGTGGGGATCCTCCTTCGAATCCGCCAACTGGTCGCCCCGCCGCGGTTCGGTGCCGGGGGCATCCCCCACCGACGCCCGCAACGAACTCACGCCCGGCGTCCGCAGCGAACTGGTCCGCAAGTCGCGCTACCTCCACAAGAACAGCGGCTTCATGCGCGAGCTGGTCGCCAACATGGCGATCTACTCGACCGGCGACGGCATCCGCGTCCAGGCCCAGTCACCCGACCCGGCATGGAACCGCAGCGCCGAAGCCTACTTCGCCCTCTGGTCGGCCCGCTGCGAGGTGACCCGCCGCTTCTCCTTCGAGGAATGCCAGGCGCTCGTCTGCCGCGGCATGGACATCGACGGCGAGTATTTCGTCCACAAGACCCGCGATGCGACCGGCGAACCGCGCATCCAGTTGATCGAGAGCCACCGGATCGGCGACCGCTTCGGTTCGAAGGAAAGCGTCGACGGCGTGGGCCTCGATCCCTGGGGCGCGCCGGTCTTCTATCGCACGCTGGAGGACGACAACACCCACCGCGACCTCCCGGCAGCGGCAATGCTCCACATCCACGAACCGGAATGGGCGGGCGGAGTTCGATCGCATCCGACGATCCAGCATTCCATCAACCACGTCCTCGACGAGATGGAGCTTCTCGCTCTGGAAAAGCACGCGGTGAAGGACAATTCCGACGTGTCCCGCATCCTCAAGACCGCGCGCGGCGAGCTGGATGACAACGGCGACTTCGTGGTCGGGGGTGATGCCGGCGCGGGAGAGTCCAGTGATCCGGTGACCCTCCAGCGGATCGTCGGCGGCAAGCTGGTGGCGCTCAAGCCAGACGAATCGCTCGAAAGCTTCGAGTCCAAGCGTCCCTCGCCCACCTTCACCGGCTTCCTCGAGCACCTGCGGCGGGATTCCGCGCTCGGGGTGATCCCCTTCGAGTTCGCCGCGGATTCCAGCAAGATCGGCGGTGCGGGCGTGCGCCTGATCGTGGCCAAGGCCGACCGCAGATTCTCGTTCCGCCAGATGATCCTGGAAAGCCGCCTGATCAAACCGGTCTGGGCCTACGTCGTCGGCGACGCGATTGCCCGCGGACTGCTGCCCCCGGTGGAGGGATGGTGGAAGATCTGCACGGTTCCCCCAAAACGGGTAACCGTGGACGCAGGCCGGGAAGCCCAGCAGAACCGCGCCGACGTGGAAATGGGCCTCAAGACGCTGTCGGATCACTTCAACGAACAAGGCGCGGACTTCGGCGAGGAAATCGAACGCCGTGCCGCCGACGCCAGGCTGATCCTCGACACTGCGGCCAAGCATGGAGTCCCGGTGGAAATGCTGTGGAAGGTCTCGGGGACACCGGCTCAGCCGCTGCCGGAGGCAGGAAGGCAATTCGCGAGGTAAGCTTGCGCACTTATCGTTTCTTAAATAGGCGTTCGCCGCCAATGGAGCCACGCAATCACCTATCGTTTCACGAATTACCGCATTCCATGATGAATGAGGTTCAGGAATGCGCCCGCGCGTGCGTGCCGGCGGACTGGATGTCCGCCACCTTGGAGATCAAGGTCACGGGACACCCGGGTTTAGGGTCACCAGAGATTCATCACCGGCTGACCAACCCTGAGAACGGCGATGAGGTGATCGATTTCACCGAGGATCTCTTCAACAGCACGAGCAAGTTGTACGCGGCATTCAGGGATTCTGGTGAGAACTGGAACGAGTGCCTGGTCACGATGAAGTTCGACGAGAACGGCAAGATCTACAGAACCACGATACGCTACCACTGCCGGTAGCAGCCCCCGTTGACACCGCCGACCGGGCGTGAACCCGGTCCTCCTTCATCGCGAGTGGCTCATCCAGCCTGAAGCCCTGCATTCCATGGCCGCCTCCCTCCGGGGAATCGCGGCTCCTTTCACGGCCCAGCCACAGGCCGACCATCTCCTCAACATCGAGGACGGTATCGGCGTGGTGAGCATCGAAGGACCGATCCTCCGCAAGCCCGACCTCTTCGCCCGGGTCTTCATGGGGGCCACCAGCTCCGAGGACATCGGCCAAGCCCTCCGAGAGGCTGGCGAGCGTCCCGACATCAAGGCCGTCTTCCTCGACATCGATTCGCCCGGTGGGACCGTGGCCGGCACCCCGGAGCTGGCCGCAGCCGTCGCTTCGCTCAACTCGAAGAAGCCGGTCTATGCGTTCTCGTCCGGCCTGATGTGCTCGGCCGCCTACTGGGTCGCCAGCCAGGCCCGCGCCATCTACGCTACGCCCTCCGCCCAGGTCGGCTCGATCGGTGTGGTGCAGGCGGTCGTCGACCACTCCGCCGCCATCGAAAAGGCCGGCATCAAGGTGGAGGTGTTCTCGGTCGGGAAATACAAGGCGATGGGCGCACCCGGGACGCCGCTCACAGACGAGCAGCGCGAACTCATTTCCTCCAACCTCGCCGAAATCGCCGGTGAGTTCCACGCGGCAGTGCTTGCCAGAGGTCGCGCCATTCCGGCCGAGGCCATGGAAGGCCAGACCTTCAGCGGCAGGCAGGCCCAGCGCCAGAACCTCGCTGGCATGGTCGCCGACCGGGCCGAGGCGATGCGCCGTCTGCGGGCCTATCACTCCGCGTCGGTTGACAGCGGATCACGGGCGATGAACACCGCCATCGAAGACGAACTCGCCAAAGCCCGGGCCGACCTCCTCGCGCTCCAGGCCGACCACCAGGCACAGACCGAACTGCTCACCGAGGAGAGCTCCACTGCCACGTCCCTGCGCGGCGAAGTCGAACTGCTCGCCGCTGAAATCGAATCGCTGCGGGCGGAACGCGACGACGCCAAGACCGCGAGCGCCGGTCTGGTCACCGAGCGCGACCACGCCGCCGCGGAAGCCACCACCCTGCGGACCCGCGTCACCGAACTCCAGGCGTCGCAGGCCGACTTCGACCAGCGCCTCCAGCTGGAAGTTGCCCGCGTCGTCGCGTCCACCGGCACCACCATGCCCGCCCGCGTCACCCCGGCAGGCGATGCCCCGCAAGCCGCCGAACTCCACTCGCAGTTCACCGCGATCACCGACCCGGCCGCCCAGACCTCCTTCTGGCGAAAGCTCACTCTGGAGCAGCAAGCCCTCATCCTCAACCACCAAGCCTGACCACCCGCCATGCCCAACACCCTCACCAACGTCAAAGACATCAAGGTCGCCCAACGGGCGCTCATGCCCTTCATGTCGAACCTCCTGCCGGTCACGGCGTTTTCCACCGACTTCAGCCCGCTGCCCGCGGAGAAGCTCGACACGGTCCGCGTCCCCCTTGTCGGTGCACCAACCGGGTCCAGCGACTTCGCCGGTGACTACGCGGCCAATGCCGATTCCACCGTCACGGTGGTGCCCGTCACCCTCAGCCGCCACAAATACAAGACCGTCCACGTTACGGCCAGGGAATCGACCGAGACCGCCCTCGGCGTGCTCGAAACCCTGGTGGAAGCCGCGGCCCAGCAGCTCGCCCAGGACGTGCTGGTCGACATCCTCGGCTGCATCACCGCCGCCAACTTCGGCACGCCCGGCATCCCCGCGCTCGCCGCCACCGCCTTCGATTACAAGAAGGTGCTCAACCTGCGCGAAACCTGCGGCAACGCCAAGATGCCGCCCAACCCGCGCTCGCTGGTCCTCGACTCCGGCTACTACACCAACATGCTCGCCGACGACGTGGTGGCCAAGAGCTTCAACCTGAACCTCAACGCCCCGGCCATCACCGAAGGCATGGTCAAGCGGCTCGCCGGATTCAACCTGCACGAGACGACCCTCATCCCGTCGGATCATGCCGAAAAGCTCGTGGGTTTCGCCGCCCACTCGAGTGCCGTCGCGGTGGCCATGCGCTACCTCCAGCCGGTCGCCGACTACCAGCAGGCCGGTGCCGTCACCGACCCGCAGACCGGCATGACCTTCGGCTACCTGCGCTTCACCGACACCCGCGCCAACAAGGTCTTCGTCACCATCGAATGCCTCTACGGATTCAGCGCGGCGAAGGGCGACGCCCTCAAGCGCATCGTCAAACCCTGAACCCTCCACGCCTGACAGCACAACCGCCATGACACCCTTCAGCTTCACCGGCAATGCCGGCACCATCCTCAGCCACCTCGTCGTCCCCGCCGGCGGTCGCGACCGCGTCCGGATCCAGTATGCCAGCGCGACCTCCGACAAGGCCGCCTCGCTGCTGATCTTCCGCTCGCAGTCGCGTGCCACCACCGTGACCGCCACCAGCGCGGCCAACCAGACCGTGATCAACGCGCCGCCCTACCTTGGTGCCGCAGCCAACGACGTGGTCGTGCTGTTCTCCAACGCCACCGGCACCGGCGTGCGCGGCGTCGTCGCCTCGGTCGATGCCGGGGCTGGCACCATCACGCTCAACGCCAACCTCGGCCTCGCGCTGGCACCGGGCGACACGGTTTCGCTCATGATCACCCGCGGCCAGGTGCCGGTCGGCGCCACCACCAAGGAGGTCAACGCCCCCACCGTCTTCGCCGTGAACGAGGGACCCGCCCTCATCGAACTGGACGGCACCGCCGCCTGCCGCATCAACCTGGTGGCGGGCGAATACTCCTGACGCTCTCGAAGCAGATGGACGTGGTTCGTGGACACCCTCTCCGGGAAACTGGAGGGGGTGTCGTCGCTACCTCATCCACCCTCCGTTTCCAGCCCAATCAAGATTCGACCTTGACCGGCTAAAATGTAGCCGCATGAATCATACTTATGCACCGCACTGCACCGGCGTTTTGGGCTACGTCCACCGGCCCATTGGCGTCAACCTAAGATGATGAACGTTGATTCCACAAGGGATTTCCTGCCTTTGCGGCGGCCGATCTGGATGTGCCTCGGGTCCGGCGCGTAGTCGCTGAAGCTCTCCAATTTCTTCA